CGTACTGCATCATATTGTCCGAAATCGAGACAATCGTGCTGTTAATCGTAGTAGTGGTTCCGTTGACGGTAAGGTTACCAGCGATGGTCATCGTAGAACCATCATCAGACATCAGTGAGTTAACAAGCTGTCCGTTGCTGGAGTCCCACTTCAGTACCGTGTTGTTGGTAAGGCTTGCAGCGTTCTTGAGCTGAACGTCATCAGCGTTAACGGTGATACCAGTTCCTGCTCCGATGTTTAGCGTAGCAGAGCCACCTAGAGCAACAGTTCCGCCACCAGTCAGACCAGCACCAGCGGTGTAGGTTACACTTGAGTTAGTGAGTGAGCTGTTGGGGATAGAGCCAAGCTGAAGCGTAGTTCCAGTGATGTTGATACCACTAGCAGTAGAGACCTCAAGCCACGCAGAAGTGGTGGCACTATCGTCCCAGAAGAAGATGCGGTCAGCACCCGGGTCGGTAAGAGTTTCAAGGCCAAGGTGCTTGAGCTGAACATCGTCAGCATTTACCTGAAGACCAACACCCTGACCTACGTTGAGGGTAATGTCACGAGTACCGCTAGAGGTAAGACCAGCACCAGCGATTACGCTACGCACATCACCACCAACGTCTACCCATTGGGTTCCGTCCCAGAAGTAGATAGACTTGTCGCCCGCACTGGAGTCGTAATAGACTTGACCCTCAAGAGGACTGCCGGGGGCTGAGGCAAGGTTCTGAATGACCGCGTTCTGCAGTTCATTCTGATTGAGGTTAATGGAAGTTACAAACTTAATAGCCATCAGTTGAAGAATGCTTTACCGCTGAATGCACCAGCGAATGTTAGGGTTACTTGGTTAAGTGAATTATATAAAACCTCTCCGACAACAGTGTTATCGGCAGAGTCGACAACGGTTACGGAGCAATACTTGTTGAGGTTGTGATTTACAACCCACGTAGCAGATGGGGCCGACTGGGTATAGACGTAGTTGGAGTCAAGGCTTACTCCGCCAATTACGCCAGTTACAACAACGGTATTACCCTTTTCTTTGGCAATGACCGATGAGGTCTCGATGCTATTGACCGAGACCGAGTTAGATACCTCGTTGACTATAATAGAAGAACTCATGAAACCAAGTCTTCATTTACGTAGAAGTTTCCATACAGCCAGGTCTTGACCGTTCCGGCATCGTTGCTCTGAAGTCCGTAGATGTACGTTCCTCCACTGATGGTGGCCATTGTATTCGCCGTAGCGTCGATGTACAATATGCCCCCGCTGGTTCCGTTGTAGGTGAAGTCTGTATCGTCAAGGATGGGGGCTACCCCATCGCTTACAGACACGTCCATTTTCCACGTGTATCCAGTAAGGTCCATGGGGTTGTTGTTAGCATCATAGAACTTAATCTCAAGAGCAAATGTGTCGCCGCTCCGGCAAGTAATATCTACCTGCTGGGCGTTATCTAAGTTTACGGAATTGGAGGAACAGCTCATACTACAAAGTTAAACATTCATCAATGCGTCACTTAGGCCGGGCTCTACCATGCCACCTTCTCCTTGCCGCTGCGCAATCAGCTTAGACTGCGCCTCTGCCTGCTTGTTAATGCGGGCATCTTTGCGGTTTTCCTTCATGTCGTCAATCATCTCTTGGTTCTGGGCACGAACAGCCTGAGCACCGATGATTGCTTCATTCTTGAGTCGCTGAAGCTCCATCTCGTAGCTATACTGAAGGTCCATGAGCTGGGCCTTGGCCTGTGCTTCTAGGGTAATCTTCTGAGCCTCGAGCTGGGCCTTTATCTGCTCTGCCTGCATGCTAGATTGAGCAGCAATCTGGGCGGCCTGCGCATTGGACTCAGCTTGGAGCTGAGCCTGCTGCTGGGCCTCTTCCATACGCTGCTTCATGCGCTTCTTACGACGCACCACAAGCAAGCGCTCGGCCTGCTCTGGGTCGCGTAGCTGGCGGATGGCAATAGCATCCTCAAGGTCAATCTCCTTTTGAGATAGGGCCATGTTGATATTCTGCTCTAAGTAAATCTTTGAACGGTCGTCCATCTCTCCCATCACGATGACACCAAAGTTGTACATCGAAAGGTTGTCAAACGAACTTAGGATAGCCATGTTGGTCTCCCCAATAGCGTTGGTGTACACCTTGTAGATGATGCTCTTGGGAGGGATGACCTGCAAACAGCGTACGATGTCGTCACATACCTTCTTGTAAAGAACCTGAGAGGCGTGTGTAATGTCGTAGATGGCGTTGTTCGCAGCTGCTATGGCCTGCTCACGAACGCCTACCAAAGCGTCTGCCTTAGGCGTGCTAGCGTCCATCACCTCGTTGATGCCCGTAGCATCACGAATCATACGTAGGTAGTGGTTGTACAAACTAACCAGCTGCTCGACGTTGCGGATGGAGTTGCCAAGCTCGCGGACAGGAGGATTCTGAAATCCTCCTTCTGGATTCTTCGAGCGGTAGTAAAACACACCAGTCTGCTCGTAGATGTCTTGAATCTCCAAAGGCTGGAGTTCACCACCACGACCAAGCTGTACGTTCTCCAGTCCTTCGATGTCGATGATAAGACCGTCAGGCTTAGCCTTGGCAATAGATTGCTGTAGCTTCAAGTGCGTGATTTGGAGCATGTCCCCAAATCCGATGACGCTTGATACCATTGACTTTGGAATCATACCACGAAGGTTCGTGGCTACGCAAGAGTACGATAGGCGAGCACGTGCGATGTCGTGTACGTTCTTCGGGATGTTCTTCTGAACTCCGTAGTTGAACATGAAGTCTGTTCCAACAACGTATATGCCTCCGTAGACCGTGGCGTTTTTCATGTATACTGCCTCGCGGTCGAAGACAGACTGCTGTGGCGCATTGTAGGTGCTGCCCTTGTAGTAGAAACCGATGTTTCCAAACTGAGACTTCTTCTTTTCAAACACGATGTCGTCAACAGACATGAACTCAAAATCCATAATCTGGACCTTGAACTCGTCGTATCCGTATCGGTAGCGGTTGCTGATGGTCTCGTAGTTGTATCCTTGGGTAGCGTAGCGCAACGGGTCGTTTCCGTAGCGGTTCATTACCGTCTGGGCAATCTGCTGGTACTGCTCCTCGGTGAACTGATTGCCAGCAAGGCGCTTGAGCTCCATGATGGTGACAGTGCGGAAGTGGCCAGCATAGGTGAGGTCAGCCATGTTAGGGTCATCCGTGTAGTTGTGGATGAAGTAGGCTGGGTCTACATACTGCTCGCGGATTCCGTAGTTCGGGTCGTTGGTGCGCTTGGTGACGGCGATGCCGCAGGTAACAAGGTCCTCAACACAACGGCGGTAGATACCGTCGTCGAAGTCGTTCCACGTAAGGGTCATCTCGGTTGCCAGCTGCGCAGCAATCTCGGCATCAGTTTTGATGTTGGTGTCCAAGAAGATTTCCGTCTCCTCTGGAGTATCGGGAAGCGATGCTGGGTCTACCTTGACGCTAAGGCCTAATGCCTTAGCTTCTTCAATCATCGACTTGTTCTCAATGCGCAGAATGGCTGCGTTCTTCTTCTTGTCCTTCTCGCTGCGTGACAACGGGTCAACAGCCTGTACCTGTGGGTACGGCTTACGTGACAGAATCTTGTTGACTACAATGCGAACGAACTTTGGAATGATGGGCACTGGGGTGTAGTCCAGTGTGAGCATCGTACCGTCTCCGTTGTTCGCGTCTAGTGAACTTAGGATTTGTCGGTAGATGGAAGTATCCTGAGTTCCCTGCGCGTAGTCACGGTTGTTCTGCATCTCATTGAATCGCTTTCCGTACAATGAGTTATTGTAGTCAACGCCAATCCACTGAGCATACATGGCCTTAGCGTACTGAAGACCATAGGGTTGCGACATCTTTTCTTCCGTACTCGCTAGCGGGTCGGGAAAAGTAGATTGACCTTTTGCTGTATTATCTCTTTGCATATCCACTTCGGGCTAATATGCAAATATACTTATTTGATTCAGCGTAAGATGACCCGACCCGGACGAAAGAACTTTTTAACGTCAAAGTTGGTTTTCTCCTTTTTGACCGTGGTGCCTTGCGCCGCTAAAAGCGCAAGGCCACTAGAGATGGAAAGGTCAAAAGCAGTACGGTCATCGACCTTAAAGTTTATCCAATCCTCAAGAGTTCGCTCGAAGTACATCTTGCCAAACTCAAGGGTTTCTTCATTGAGTCCAACGTGCGAATGGATGAACGCTTCGATGGCCTGGGCGTGTGCCTGAATAATGTCCTGAGAGTTGGACGGAATACCCTTTGTTTTGGTGCTTCCTCCGTATCCAGAACCAAGGTGTTGCGGCCTGTCCATCAAGTAGTTATCGTAACCGCGCTGCTCAAAATAGCGCGCGATTCCGTACTTGTTGTTCTCTATCAAAACCTTGTACCCGTAGAACTTTGCCGCCATCAAAACATCCTCATAGAATATGCGTGCCAAAGGGGGCCTTGAGGCGTACTCAGCAACAAACATGTTTGCTGGATACTGCATGTTGAATTTGTTGAACAGATGGCACGCGCCTTTTGAAGCGCGGCCATCTACGGTAGCATCAATGTCGTAGGAGTCAACTCCTCCACAGCCAAGCCAATCATTTTGCGGTCCCTGCTTGTTCCTGAGTTCGTACGGCGGCATCCACGCCACCTTCCAGCGTCCATTCTGGTCGGGCTTAAAGTATACCTCGCTGTCCTGCTTTCCGTCCTTCCATACAAAGTTGCCCACAAGAACTGGGTTGGGGTACAGCTCTTGGTTGTACTGAACCTGCTCGTATATCTTCTGCACGTTAAACAGCGATGACTTCGAGCTGTCGCGGAAAGCTTCCGACGCAGTAAATGGGAACTGACGGATTACCTCGTTGAGTTCATAGCTGTCGCCAGTTAAGGCCTTTCTCTCGTTCTTTAAGAACGTTTTAGCGCCCTGGGTGACTCGTTCCCCATCTACGCCATCGATAGGCGATTCTGGGTCATCTACAACAGGCATCCCGTATTTGTCAAAGAAGCCCTCCAGTGCGTCGTAAGCTGGGATGAAGATGGAATACAATCCACTCTTAGTGCGTCCGTTGTCGTTGCGGTCCTCTACGTTGCTGGCATCGTACAGGTCCCTAAACTGTCGCCCCCCTCGGTCAAGCGGGTTGACGGTGGAACCAACCATGGCCTTTCCTACAATCTTCTTACCGACGAGCAAACACGTGCGGTGGATACGCCACGACTCCCTGATGTCCGCAGGCTTCTCCCACTTACCAGCCTCATCCAAATAGAGGCGGTGCACCTTTTCACCGTCATAGGCGTTGTTGGTGGTGTTCTTCCAGTTGATTACCGTGTTGAGCGCATCCCCGCGATGGGACGTCTTGTTGGTCTTGGTGATTCGCTTTGACGGCTCACGGAATGCCAGCTCCATTCTTGGGTTGGTGGTACCATCTTGGATTGGCTTAAAGAAGAAGGGTAGCGACTTGTAGATGGGTATCACCTTCTTCATGAAGATGTTCTCCTGTGCGTCGCCACCAGTCTTGGACATAATACCCAACAGCCTCTCTTTCACTTGAGTAGCTTCGTTGACCAAGATGGATGCGCTCATGTTGGTGTATCCAGAGCGTCGGCACTTGACGTAGACCTGTCCTAGAGAGCGCGGGTCTACACTGCAGGCTTCAAAATGTAGGAATAGCTTCCGCTGAAAGTCGAGGTAAGATGGGTATCCCACGTCAATTTTTGCCCACTGGAGAAAAAAGTAATGGTTTCCGGTGATGTAAGTTGGTACTCCGTTGTTGAAGAACCATAGGCCGTTGCGTCTTCGCTCATATTCTTGTTGGATGTAGGGTGTGTATTTGTTTCTGAAGTTCTCTGGCATTGCCATCCAGTCTTCCATGGATGCCACCTTCCTGAGTTCTTGCGGCATCTCTGGGCGCTCCCACATCTGCTGCGACTTTGGAAGGTCGTGAAAAAGAATCTTGCTTTTGGGTGGCTGCTTGGGTAGCTGAATCGGGAGACCATCAATGACCAATATCTCCCCAGACGTTGAGTCGGGGCAGACGTTGATTACCTCTTGGTCTTCTATTTCAACTATTCCAGACATCAGTTCCAGTAGATAAAGACCCACTCATCATTTTGAGAATCGCTCTGCGAATCCTCCTGAGAAGTCTCGTTCTTCTTTAATCTCTCCACTTTCCCTTAGGGTTTTGATAAGCTGCTCTAGGCGCTCACGCTCTACGATGAGCTCTTTTGCGTCTACAGCAGTTTGCTTGATGGACTGAAGCTCCGCCTTCCTTTGTGAGCCGCTTAGCTCTTGGTCAACGGGTTTCTGTATCTCCACAATCATGTTCTCTATGGCTATCTGCATCGCCTCCATTAGGCGAACAGCCGTATGAACGCTGTCATACGTTTTCTTCGATTTTTGCATAGATGTGGCTCAATAGAACGCGGTATAGGCGCTCTCCGTTAATTTCCATTTCATAGTCTGCATTCTTCTGAATGAAGACCTTATCGCC